AGCGCCGTTAAGCACTGCCTCGGTTTTATAGTCTTGTAACCTGACTCGTGACAAGAAGGGACCGGCCCCTGGGCGCCAAATAGCCCGGAATTAGTCATTCCGAAGCGGGATTTGTCTGTCACACCGCATACAAAAGAAACAGTCTCACGTCACCCCATCGTTAAGGGGGTACCGCAAGGGGAAGAGCAGACTTCTTATCAAAGCCACTGTCGGTGGGAAGAAAACCCGTGCGACAAAAACTAACAAAAATTGACATATGAAAGTACAACGAAAATGACAACACCGATTTCATACCTCGCCTCGCGTAAGCTTGACGGGATTCTTTCAAGTGTTGTCCCTTCTGACCACGCGGCCCGTGCGGTTGATCGTTCCCTATTGGGGCAACCCTGCCAGGGAGACACTAGTGGGGCGGCATGGAAGCCGTCCGATCATAAGTGCTTCGGTCGACGTCAGAAGGTTACCTGTCGTGCTGCAGGTAAAACGAAAAAACAGCACCAAGGATGCTTTCCCGGGGGGGGCACCTTTCAAAATTTACCCTCGGACGCCTGCTGGGTTGACCCTAACCCATGCCCGGCCATCTCGGGATTAAACTCTCGAAGGGCTCGTCGGGAAAAAGAAAAGACAAAGGGAAATCTGTTCGCGGTCCTTAAGGACGAGTCCTTGGAGGACGAACAGTTACGCGAGGAGTGCGCCAACCTCGCTAGTAATAAACGGAAGGCGCAAAAGATTGTGAAATTCTTAGGGATTGACCGATCTTTAAAGCCGACTCAGTCGGTACCGGACGTCATCCCGTGCGGTTCACTCCGTGCGGCAGTGACTTCAATGTTCAGCGGAACACAGCTTACCTTAGCTGACGCGCTGTCCATCAAAACCACCGCCAAGGTGGAGAAAAGAACCTGTGAATTCTGCAAAAACCTGCCGGATGACAGGATGGATCTTTGGACAAATGAAAGGTTATCCCCTCAAGAAGTAGATGAGGAGCACTTGGAAAGGTTCGTTAAGGCTTTCCGCTCTAACGTCGAACAGGGATGGAATCGTTCCGCTGCGTGGCGCCCCTATGTCCCTAATGGGAACGCCACGATGAATAATACGCGGTGCGTTGGTGGGAACTGGAATGAGGAGGAATTCTCAGACCGGTGCGAACCCACAGGTGTGCTTAGCTCGGGGAAGTTCAGGATCGTGACATTGTACTCAGGTTACAATATCTCCGTTCTAACCCCGCTACACCGCGCGCTTTACGGATCGATTGAAAGGAAGGGATGGCTTCTTGTGGGTAGCCCGACCCATGAGCGGCTTCTCCACCTCGACCAAGCGGCCGAGGGAAAGCAATGGTTGTCTTTCGACTACGAGAAGGCAACTGACAAGATTAAGATAGCGTACGTACGGAGAGCTATCGAAATTTTGATAGAAAGAGCTGAGGGATTGACAGAAGAGGAGATTAGGTGTTTAAGAGTAGTAGGAGACCTCAAGCTATGGCTTGATACAGAGGAATCCTACGTGTCAGCTGCGAGCGGTCAGCCTATGGGTAGCCCCATGAGCTTTCCGCTGTTATGCCTAATCAACAAAACCGTCGTCGATCTCGCCCTCAGTTCCCTTCTTGAGAAAAGGGTCATCACCGTGAAAGAGTGGCGCAAGCACCCGTGCTTGATTAATGGTGATGATTTGTTAACGAAGAGCACCAGCAGTGGAGATCTCGCCAGCGGTATATTCCGGGAGGGAGCGAAGGTTGGACTTAAATCCAACTGGGACAAAACCCTCAAGAGCCCGGTGACCGCGGAGATAAACTCTACCTGTTTTGATAGGTGCACTCTTCAAAAGAAAACAAATGTGTCTGCTCTTTGGATGGGAGCAGAGATCCAGGACGTTATAGGCTTCGCGAGGGAGGCCTCGGTTACGAAAGCAGGGTTTGTGGAGTTGGTCCGAAGTAATGTCTCCCGGTTGGCGAAGGCAGAACAGAAGATCACACACCGCATCCCCTACGATTGGCGCCGAGCCCTCGTGAAGTGCAAGAAAATAAAAGACGCACTGGCTTCCCGTCCGACTTCGAGAGCGCCGATAGACGCCAACCTCTTCCCTACCGTTCCATTGCCCGATGGCTACGAAATGACAAGAATAGAAGAGGCTGAGGTAATCCGCGAGCGGGTTAGGGCCATTCGAAAGTCCAAGATCTTCCTGGAGGCGAAGGCTATACGTGCCAGAAACGCTTCGAAAAGAAAAAAGATTAGGGCCGAAAAATGTGAAGAATTGTCGATCAGAGCATCGATTCAGATTCTTAAGCCGAAAAGACCACGCGAGGAAACACTGACTTTGAAGTGCCTCGCCGACGCGTGGGAGAAGAAAAGAAAAGAGGATTTGGCTCGCGCGGACCGTGAGGTGACTGTCTTTGGGATTTCCAGTCACTGCTCTACCAGTCCGTTTAGCACTGTTGTAAAGGACCATCAAGGTCTTTCTGGCGCTGCCAGTTTTCAGAAGCTAATAAAAGACTTTTATAACAAAAGAAACCTACACCAGGCCCCTACCCCCGCGCGCGATATAGTTGCGGATACTCTTAGGTCATATCAATCGATCGAAGATAGAGTGAATTCGACTGTCAAGTACTGTAACGCGCGGCCATTCAGTTGGCATAGGACAC